TGGTCTCGGTGCTCTAACCGTAAACGCAAACCGTTACTACAGAAGAGTAAAGGTTGCAAACCTAATGTGATCCATAGTTCACATAAAAACCAAGAGACTCCTTCGGGGGTCTCTTTTTTTGTCTAAATAAAATATCGGATTAAGTTTGAAAAATGAAACCATCCCCAAGACAAACTAAAGAAATTCATGAAAACTACGAAAAAGTAGTTGACCATCTAATTAATGAAGGTTATGCAGAAGACAAAGAATCTGCAGATCACATCATTACTGGTATGAGTGAAGCTTGGTTTAACATGATTGTTTCTGAATGAAAATATGAGCGCATTTGATAAACAAATTGCAAATAGAAATTTTCTTACCCCTCTTGGATTTAAGTTTAATCTAACAAGAGCTCCTAAAGTTGATTTCTTTTCTAATTCTGCAAACATTCCCGGCATAAATCTTGGTGCAGCCATCCAACCAACATATCTGAAGGATATTCCGATTCCTGGAGATAAATTGGTTTTTGATGATTTCACTATGAGATTTAATGTGGATGAAAATCTTGAAAACTATACTATCGTTCAAAACTGGATGAGAGGTCTTGGTTATCCAGAAAGTGTTTACGAATACATAGAGTGGAAGGATAGTGATCCAAATAATCCAGGACAAGATCCAAATATTTCCGATGGAACTCTAATCATATACAACAGTAATTTTCAACCATCAACGATGGTAAAGTTCCAAGGACTATTTCCAGTTTCTCTATCAAGTATAGAATTTGACGCTTCTGACACAGATGTACAATACGTTACCGCATCTGTAACTTTTAAGTATGCTCTTTATAAAATCGCTAATTATGAATCTTGATGAAATTCAAAGACTTTGGGAAGAAGACTCAAAAATTGATGAAGACAATCTCCACACAGAATCAGTAAAGATTCCCAGTCTTCACGCAAAATACTACAAGTTGTTCAACAATATCCTGACTCTTAAAAAGGCTCAGGAAAACAAATATAAGATTTTAAAAAAAGAAAAGTGGCAATATTACTCTGGAAAGGCAGAACCAGATGTTTATATTGAAAAACCCTTTGATCATAAAGTTCTCAAGAATGATCTAGACAAATATCTGGACGCAGATGAAGATCTAATCAAGTGCCAGACTAAAATCGAATACTACCAGATGATGTTGAACTATCTGGACAGCATTATCAAAACTATATTAAATAGAACATACCAGTTGAAAAATGCCATTGAGTGGCAGAAATTTATTAGAGGTTATGACTGATATTGTAATTGCGAAAAAGAACGAAGTCTTCCTGAAGATTAAAGCAGAACCGCATATCTTTCAGGAACTATCCGAACACTTTACTTTTGATGTACCAGGGGCAAAGTTTATGCCTCAGTACAGAAGTAAGTATTGGGATGGAAAGATTCGTCTTTTCTCAACACATACTGGAGAAATTTACGTTGGTTTGTTAGATAAAGTTTGTGCATGGGCGAAGAAATACGATTACAATATTGAGTTTGAAAATAATAAGTTCTACGGAACTCCTTTAGAAGAGAATGAAATGATTTCTCGTGAAGGAGTTAAAGATTACATGACTCGGATCTCTAAACATAAACCTAGAGATTATCAGGTTGATGCAGTCTATGATGCACTCAGATACAATCGCAAACTTCTAATCTCACCAACTGCATCAGGCAAATCTCTGATGATTTACTCTGTTGTCAGGTACTTTGCAGAAAGAGATAAGAAGATCCTCCTGGTCGTTCCTACAACGTCTCTGGTGGAACAAATGTATAAAGACTTTGTGGACTATGGATGGAACGCTGAGGACTTCTGCCACCGCATCTACAGCGGTCGTGAGAAGACGAATGAGTTCCCTGTAGTCATAACTACCTGGCAGTCCATCTACAAACTGCCTAGAGGGTTCTACGATGCGTTTGATGTAGTCATTGGAGATGAGGCTCACCAGTTCAAATCAAAGTCTCTGGTCAACATCATGACCAAGATGGACAACACAAAATATAGATTTGGATTTACTGGTACTCTTGACGGTACTCAAACTCATAAATGGGTTTTGGAAGGACTCTTTGGGCCGTCATATAAAGTTACTCAAACCAAAGAACTGATTGACAAGGGTCATCTCTCCAAACTTCAAATTAAAATTATCATTCTCAAACACAATCCACAAACTTTTGAGAACTTTGAAGATGAAGTTCAGTTCATTATTGGACATCCCAAGAGAAACAAGTTTATCAAGAATCTTGCATTAGATCTTAAAGGCAATACTCTTATTTTATTCTCTAGAGTCGAATCTCATGGTCAACCTTTATACGAATCGATAAATAATTCTGTAAAAGATGGACGTAAAGTTTTTTACGTTCATGGTGGTGTTGATGCTGGAGAAAGAGAATTAGTCCGAGAAATCACTGAAAGAGAAGATAATGCAATTATTGTTGCATCTTATGGGACATTCTCAACTGGTATTAATATTAAAAACCTACACAACGTTATATTTGCATCACCATCAAAATCAAGAATCCGTAATCTTCAATCTATTGGTAGGGTTCTAAGAAAAGGAAATAATAAAACCCAAGCAGTTCTTTATGATATTGCTGATGATTGCACAAAAAATTCAAGAAAAAACTACACACTAAACCATCTCATTGAAAGAGTAAAAATTTACAATGAAGAGAATTTTAATTATGAATTTGTACAGGTAAATTTAAAAGAATGATGGAAGAAGATTTCTATGCAGTAATAAAATTAGTCACTGGAGAAGAAATATTCTCCATTGTTTCTCCAACGGAGGAATATGATAGACTATTTTTGATTCTTCACAACCCTGTTGTCATAGAAGTCATTATGATGAAACAAATTGGAATGCAAGGATATAAAATAGATCCATGGCTTAAATTCGCTGATGACGATACATTTTTATTGAATATGGATAGAGTCGTCACTATTAGTGAAGTAAAAGATGAAGATACTATTGAAATGTATAAAAAGTTTTTAAATCAACAAGAAACTAAAGACGAAAATCCCAACGGAATAAGTAGAGAAATGGGATATATTTCTTCAGTTTCTGAAGCAAGGACACAATTTGAAAAGCTTTATAGATCTAAAGATATTAAAGATAGCTGATGTCTTTGAAACTCCACAGAGTAATTGTACCGGTTATTGGGGGGTCTTGTCAAGAGTTGTTCATAATGTTATAATTTAAACAACTTAAGATAAAAGGGACTTATGGACTTATGCAAAAACGCAAGAGATCAGAACATTACGTTAACAACAAGGAATTTTTAGAAGCAATTGTTCAATATAAAATTGACGTAAAGAGAGCTGAAGAAAACGGACTTCCAAAACCTCGTATTACCAATTACCTTGGCGAGTGTTTCCTGAAGATTGCTACTCACCTTTCATACAAACCAAACTTTGTCAATTACATGTTCCGTGAGGACATGATCTGTGACGGAATCGAGAATTGTGTTCAGTACATTCATAATTTTAATCCTGAGAAATCTTCGAATCCTTTTGCTTACTTTACGCAGATCATTCATTACGCATTTCTCCGTAGAATCCAGAAGGAGAAAAAACAGATGGAGATCAGAAGTAAAATCATTGAGAGGTCTGGTTACGACGAAGTGTTCACGGTAGACGATGACTATGGCAACTCTTCCGACTATAATAGCATTAAGGATTCTATTCAAACAAAAATGTATCAATGACCCTAGTTGCATGTGTGACTGACACCCATTATGGTGCCAGAAAAGGTAGTAAAACCTTTCATGATTATTTTAAAAAGTTCTATGAAGATATTTTCTTCCCAGAACTAGAGAAGAGAAATATTAAACACTGTATTCACCTTGGTGATGCATTTGATAGCCGTAAGTCCATTGATTTCTGGTGTCTGAACTGGGCAAAAGAAAATGTCTATGACAGGTTCCGTGATCTTGGAGTTACTGTTTATCAAATTGTAGGTAACCACGACGCATATTATAAGAACACGAATGAAGTCAACTCCATCGAGTCCCTTTTAAGAGAGTATGACAACATTGTTCCTATCTCTAGTCCTGGTGAATACGATGTTGCAGGAATGAACACCTTTATGATTCCCTGGATTTCTGCAGAGAATCAAGAAGAAACACTTACCAAACTTTCTAAGACTAAAGCAAAGGCTGCGTTTGGTCACTTGGAACTACAAGGATTTGCAGTTTATCCTGGTAATGTTCAACAACATGGTATGGAAACTAATGTCCTCGACAAGTTTCAAATTGTTTGTTCTGGACACTATCACACTCGTTCTAACAACGGTAAAATTTTCTATCTTGGCAATCCTTATCAGTTGTTCTGGAATGATGTAAACGATAAACGTGGATTCAACTTCTTTGATACGGAAACGTTTGATTTGGAGTTTGTTGAGAATCCTTATACGATGTTTGAACGGATTTATTATGAAGATAATAAACCACAACTATTCAATGCAGAACCTTACAAGGACAAGATCGTAAAGATTATTGTTCGTAAGAAGTCTGATCAACTTCAGTTTGAAAAGTTTGTTGACAAGATTTATAAGACTGGTGTAGTGGATATTAAAATCGTTGAAAACTTTGAAGTAAACGATGATGATGTAGAGTTTGACTCTGAAAAAGTCGAAGATACTATCACCATTTTAAATAAATACGTTGAGGACTCTGATTTTGGTCTAGATAAAGAAAAGGTCAAAACACTTTTACGAGAAGTCTACCAGGAAGCTTGCGAGATGGAATAATATGTATATGTTAACGCCATACGGAGATGAAGACGGTGCTTATGCTGTCAGAGATTCGCATGGAACTAAAACATTATATTTTTTTCAAGATGAGGATGATGCTGAAAGATTTTTAATCTTGTTGGAAGCAGATGACCACCCAAAAATGGAAGTTGTAGAAATTGATCCAGAACTTGCAATAAAGGCGTGTCACGAGTATAATTACAACTATGCTATCATCTCTCCAGATGACCTTGTGATTCCTCCTAGACCAAATGATAATTTTTAAAAACATTCGTTGGAAAAATTTCCTGTCAACTGGAAATAATTTCACTGAAGTGAATTTTCAAGACGCTAATACAAACTTAATTGTAGGAACAAATGGTTCTGGTAAGAGTACGATCCTAGACGCTCTTACCTTTTCTTTGTATAACAAACCATTCCGAAAGATTAATAAACCTCAACTTATCAACTCAGTAAATGAAAAAGACTGTGTTGTTGAGATTGAGTTTTCTATTGGCAATCGTGAATACAAGGTAGTTCGTGGAATCAAACCAAATGTGTTTGAGATCTGGGTAGACGGAAAAATGCAAGATCAAGATTCTGCAGCTCAAGATCAACAGAAGAAACTAGAAGAAAGTATTCTTAAACTTAACTATAAGTCTTTTACTCAGACTGTCATTTTGGGATCGGCAACCTTTGTCCCATTTATGCAGCTGACCTCTGCTAATCGTAGAGAGATCGTTGAGGATCTTTTGGATATTAAGATCTTCTCCACGATGAATAACATCCTGAAAGATCGGATGCGTAAAACTAATGAACTCATTCGTGAGTACTCAATCAAGAAGGATATGGTTGAGGAAAAGATTGAGATGCAAGAAAACTTTATCCGTGATTTGGATAAGAGTGGTAAAGAACGAATCGGTAAGAAAGAAAATAGTATTCAGGAAATAGAAACTGAGATTGAAGAAGTCACTGATCAAAACGAGACTCTTTTATCCAAGATTGATACGGAACTCCAACCCGAGTTAGAGAAACTTAACAATTCAAAGTCTACGCTCAAAAAACTCAATCAACTCAGAGCCAAACTGGAACAAAAGATACAAACTTTGGTTTCTGAACATAAGTTTTTCCAAGAAAATACGGTTTGCCCTACCTGTACCCAGAGCATTGAGAATGAATTTCGCTTAAATAAAATTGTAGATATTGAGGAGAAATCCAAAGAACTCAATGACGGATACCGAGAGTTGGAGGATGCAATCAATGTAGAACAGGAAAAAGACGAACAATTCTTATCTTATTCTACGGAGATTAACAGACTCAACAATGACATTTCAAAAAACAATGTTAAGATTACTGGGCTTAACAAACAAATCAGAACTCTTAGAAACGAAATTCAAGAAATTACCGAACAAATACAAAATAGAAATTCTGAAAGGGAAGCCCTTGACAATTTAATAAAAGATCTTGATACAGTAGAAAAACAAAGGTCTACGGAAAAAGAACAAGTAAATTATTATGAG